CAGTTTGAGACCCCTCAAACCGCGCCAAACCCCAATAAAACATGGGCTTTCGTCCCTTCGCGAAACGAAATGACCCCCTGCGGTTCGTTTCGTTTCAGCGGGGCGCTGGTCCGTGCCCGGCAGGATCCCGATGACAGCACAATCCAAAATCAACCCGCAGGCCTGGCCCGCGGCGCAGGTCGAGATGTGGCAAGTGGCCGATCTTGCGCCATACGCCAAAAACGCGCGCCAGCACCCGCCGGAACAGATCGATCAGATCGCGGCGTCGATGGAGCGGTTCGGCTTCACCATCCCGATGCTGGTGGCAGAGGATGGCACGATCATTGCGGGC